GTGGCCGTCTACGACGGCGAAGCCGCGCGCGCTGGTTATCGCGTCGAAATTCGTATGCGCGCGGATGTGCGGTCCGGTTGGCGCATCGCCTGGGGCGAGCGCGCGCTGCGCATCGTCAGCACGATCAATCCAGACGCCGGCGACGCGGTCTTGATCCTGAATTGCGAAGAGGAAACCCTATGAGCGCTGAACGCGCGCTGCTGGCGGCGATACGCGTCGCCGCCAGCGCCGATACCGATGTGCGCGCCGTTCTCGGCAATCCAGCGCGACTCTACGACAGCCGGCCGAAGGAGGTGATCTTTCCGTTCCTCACAATCGGGCGCGTCGAAACAAGTCCGGCCGATTCGAGTGAGGCGTCCGCGCTCACGCACAATATCACGCTGCACGTGTGGTCGCGCGAGGGCAAAGCCGAAGCGACGGAAGCGGTCGCCGCGCTGCGGAGCTGTCTACACAACGCCGCGCTCACCATTTCCGGCCGCAGGCTTGTTCTGCTGAACGTCGTCTATGCCGACATTTTTCTTTCGCCGGATGCACGGGCCACGCAGGGCCTGATGCGTCTGCGCGCCATCACTGAACCTGCCTAGGAGCGCACAATGGCCGGGCAAAAAGGCCGCGATATTCTGCTGAAAATCGGCGACGGCGCCGAGAGCGAATCATTCACGACGATCGCCGGCATCCGCGCCAAGACGATCGCGTTAAACGCCAGGATGGTCGACGGCACCAACGCCGATTCCGCCTCTGCCTGGCGCGAATTGATCGCGGGCGCCGGCGTCAAATCCTGCGCGGTCACGGGCGCTGGCGTGTTCAAGGACGCGGCCTCAGATGCTTTGATGCGCACGGCGTTCTTCAATCAAACCGCGCGCAATTGGCGTCTTGTGATCCCCGATTTCGGAACGATCGAGGGGGCGTTCCTGATTGAGGGACTGGATTATTCCGGTGATCACGATGGTGAAGCCGCGTTCTCCGTTTCGCTCGCTTCGGCGGGCGCGTTGAGCTTCGCCGCATCATGATCGCCAACAAGGCGCGCGGCGAAACCGTGCTGACGATCAATGGTGCGCCGCGCCGGCTTTGCCTCACGCTCGGCGCGCTGGCGCAGCTGGAGACGGCGTTTGAGGCGAATACCGTCGAGGCGCTTTCGGCGCGGCTTGGCAATCTCTCCGCCAGCGACTTACTGATTGTGATCGCGGCGCTGATCGAAGGCGAGATGAGCACGGCGGAAATCGCGCGTGCGGAAATTGATATCGGCGCGGCGGCGCGCGCGGTCGCCGAAGCCTTTCAGCGGGCTTTCGCCTGATGCCGTGGAGCGATTGGCTCGCCCATGCCTGTACTGCGTTCGGCCTGAAACCGCAGGCGTTCTGGCGCTTGTCGTTTCGCGAATGGCGCATGCTCAGCGGCGCGGGCGCGATGCCGCCACTGACACGTAATGAATTGGCGACACTTGCGTCGCGCTTCCCGGATTGACCGATGACCGAAAAACCCGAATTTGACCTGACGGCCGCGAAGAGCGCGCTCGATGATTTTGTCGCACGCGACGGACAGGAGGCCGCGGACAAGCTCACGAAGATCTTCGCGACCGCCGCTCAGAGGATCGCCAATGAGCTGTCCCGCGGCGCCCTTCGGTCGCGTACGCCTTTGCAGCAGGTTGCCGGCGGCCTGCTTGGTCATCTCGGCGTGATGGCGGTGGACAGGATGTTCAGCAAGACCGCGGCGCTGTCGCCAGCGTCGTCGAAATCCAATCACGCACCAAATAGTTCTGTGACTGTGAATGTGCAGGCGCCGCACGGAGCGAGTGCAGAGGGCCTTCATCGAAGCGCCGCGCAGATTGCAACGCACGTAGCGCGCGCGGTTGATTACGGGCGGCGCAACGGATGAGCGCGTTTCACGACGTCCTGTTTCCGCTGAAACTGGCGTTTGGCGCAACCGGCGGACCTGAGCGGCGTACGGAAATCGTTACGCTGGGCTCCGGGCGCGAGGAGCGCAACACGCCGTGGGCGCACGCGCGACGGCGCTACGATGTCGGTGGGGCCGTAAGTTCGCTCGACGAATTGCACGACCTCATCGCGTTCTTCGAGGCGCGGCGGGGGCGGCTGCACGGATTCCGGTTTCGCGATTTCGCGGACTGGCGATCGGGCGCGCCTTCCGCCGCGCCGAGCGCGCTCGATCAGGCGATCGGCATCGGCGATGGCGCGCGCACCGCGTTTCAGCTGACAAAATCCTACGGCGATTACCAGCGGCCGATTTTCAAGCCGGTAGAAAACAGCGTGTTAATCGCGGTGAACGGCGCCGCCCTTGCGCCAAGCGCCTACGCCGTCAATCACGCCTCCGGCATGGTCGCCTTGCTCGCGGCGCCTGCGATTGGCCATGCGATAACGGCCGGCTTTGCGTTCGACACGCCGGTGCGTTTCGACACTGATCGCCTGGAAGCGAGCCTGGATGCGTTCGGGGCGGGGCGGCTGATACAGGTGGCGCTGATCGAGTTGGTGCTCTGATGCGCGCCATTCCGAGTGAACTTCAGGCGAAGCTGGATGCTGGCGTCACGACGTTAGCGCACCTGTGGCGGATCACGCGGCGTGATGGCGCCGTATTTGGCTTCACCGATCACGATCGTGATCTGATCGTCGATGGCGTCACCTATCAGGCGCAATCGGGTTTTCTCGCGGGCGCGATCGAAAAGAGCGTTGGCCTGTCGATCGATACCGCGTCGGCCGAGGGGGCGCTCAACGCCGATTGCATCAATGCCGAGGATCTTGCGCGCGGTCTCTGGGATGGCGCGCGGGTCGATCTCTGGCGCGCCGATTGGACAGAACCGGATCTGCGCGTACATTTGTTCGCCGGGCGGCTTGGCGAGGCGCGCCGCGGCGAGACTTCGTTCAGCGTGGAAGTGCGCGGCCTCCAGGCGGCGCTCAACAGGCCCGTGGGGCGGGTGTTCTCCCGCTTCTGCGATGCCGATCTTGGCGATGCGCGCTGCGGTGTGGACCTGTCTGATCCCGTATGGCGCGGCGCGGGTGTTGTTGTCTCGGTCATTGATGCTTCAACATTCACTGCGTCCGGCCTTGAACTGTTTGCCGACGGCTTGTTTAGCCGTGGCGTGCTCACGTGGGACAGTGGCGGCGTCGTTGAAGTGGCGGCGCATTACGCCGGCGCGGTCGCGACGATAGAATTGCGCGCGCCCTGGCCGTCTTCGATCGCGTTGGGCGATGGCTTTGTCATCACCGCTGGCTGCGATAAGCGGCTTTCGACGTGCGGCGCCCGGTTCGCCAATACGATTAACTTTCGCGGCTTTCCGCACATGCCGGGAGACGATGCGATGCAAGCGGGCCCTGCGTCCGGCGCGCCGCTGGACGGGACCTCGCGGTGGACGGATCAATAGCGGCGCCGTCGCGCGCGGCGATCATCGCCGAAGCGCGCAATTGGCTGGGCACGCCATACCGCCACCAGGCCAGTGCGAAAGGCGCAGGGTGCGATTGCCTCGGGCTGGTGCGCGGCATTTGGCGCGCGCTCTACGGCGCAGAGCCAGAATCCGCGCCAGCATACACCCCCGACTGGGCCGAATTGCGCGGGCAGGAAACATTGCGCGATGCGGCGCGGCGCCATCTTCGCGAGATCGATAGCGATGAGGCGCGCCCGGGTGACGTTCTGCTGTTTCGCATGAGCGCAAGCGCGCCGATGAAGCACGCCGCGATCATCTCGGCTCCGGATCGGATCATACACGCCTATTGGGGTCGCGCTGTCGTCGAAAGTCGGATGACGCCGTTCTGGCGCGCGAAACTTGCGGCGGCCTTTGTATTTCCAGGAGTTCAATCGTGGCGCAATTAGTGCTGACCTCCGTCGGCGGCGCGCTCGGCGGTCATCTCGCGCCTGCGGGGTTCGCGACGATCGGCGCCGCACTTGGCAGCGCCGGCGGCGGGCTGATCGGCGGGCGGGTCGATGACGTGCTGTTCGGCACGCGCCGCGCGGCCGATGGACCAAGACTCACCAGCCTGCATCTGCAGGGCGGCGCTGAAGGCGCATCAATCCCCACCACCTACGGAGCAGTACGTCTGTCGGGGCAGGTGATCTGGGCGGCGCGATTCAAAGAGCACGTCAACGTCGACAAAGTCGCGACAGGCGGGGGCAAGGGCGGCGTCGCGGCGCGCAGCGTAAAGCAAACGACTTATTCCTATTCGCTCTCGTTTGCCGTCGGTTTGTGCGAAGGGCCCATTGTTCGCGTTGCGCGCGCCTGGGCGAATGGCGAGCCGCTTGATTTGTCCACGATCGCGTATCGGCTGCATCAGGGAACCGAAGATCAGGCGCCTGATGCGTTGATCGAGGCGATCGAGGGCGCCGCGAATGCGCCAGCCTATCGCGGACTCGCTTACGTGGTGTTTGAAGCCCTTCCGCTCGAGCGCTTTGGCAACGTGCCGCCGCAGCTTTCGTTCGAAATCGTGCGGCGCATTCCGAGTCCCGGCGGGCGGCTTGAGGATATGGCGCGGGGCGTTTGCCTGATCCCCGGCGCGGGCGAGTTTGTTTATGCCAATGAAGTCATTCGCCGCACGCTAAGCCCGGGCGCTGAACTGCCCGAAAACATG